ACAAGGTAAAAATGGTATGTTTACTCCGCCAACATATAGCCACATTTACAAACTAAAAACTGTTCAGATGTCAAATGACAAAGGAACCTGGTTTGGATGGGACGTATCACAAGTTGGTCCGGTATCAGATAAGGCTGTTTATGATATGGCTAAAAATTTCGGAGAGCGTGTAAGCGCTGGCGATATTGCAGCTAAGCCTGAAAATCAAGAACAACCAAAAACTGAAAAAATAGTTTTATAAGTTCCTAGGGAATGGGCGGCTAAGCGAGAGTGGATCCGCCCGTAATAAAATTATGGAAGATATTAAAAATTTAAATAAAGGTCCAATTACTTACGAGGATTGGTACACTCTCGGATATACTCTAGTTCCATGTGAGGCAGGGAGACCTACCATTAAAAAATGGAGTGATCCAAGTTTTAAAATAACGAAAGAAGAATGGAAAAACAAATACTCAGACAAAGAAATAGGATTAAGATTAGATAACACAATTGATTTAGATCTTGATAATAGTCGTGCAAAAGTTTTTGCAAATAAATATTTAACAAATTGTGGCACTATATCCGGTAGAGAACATAATCCTACAAGCCATTACTGGTTTAAAGGAAAGTTACCTGCACAAAAATTTTCATTACCTAACGACCTTAAAAGATATGTTGAACATGCTGTACATGGACAATGTTTATGTGAAATAAGAAGTACAGAAACATGTTACACAATAGTTCCAGGATCATTACACAGTAAAGATAGAGAACATGTAAGATGGGAAAAGTACGGAGGCTTTAATGAATATGTTGGCAACCTCAATAAAATCTTAAGAAAGATAGCTTTAGCTACTGCTTTATCTATTTTATATGCACCTAAAGGTCAAAGAGATGAATATTGCACAGCTATCGCTGGAGTTTTAATTAAACAAACTGATTGGGATGACACTGAAATTAATGATTTTATTTATGACATTGCAGTAGAATCTAATGACGATGAATCTGAAAATAGAAAGACTAAAGGGTCAACAACTAGAAAATCTAAAAAACCATTTGGCATGCCAAAACTTGCAGAAATAATTGAGTGTAGAACTGAAAGCATTGCAGTAATATTTAGTTGGATCGGTGTTCAAGATAAATCATTAGTTGAAGTTAAACAAATAGCTGATGACTCTATAGGCGAAATTGTGGAGTATGGTCAAGACAGATATAAAATAAAAGTAAAGGGTAAATTAGAAAGAGAACCTTTTACTAAAACAATCATTGTTGATGGACCAACGCTCATGAACCAAGCAAAGTTTTATGATGCGGTTGTAACTCAAGCTCAGGTGTGGCTTCCCAAAATGAAAGCTACCCAATTTGAGGAAATAATGAGAATGAATTTTGAATCTAGAACCAAATCAAAAGATTATGTAGATGAAGCAAATAATAATCTAGTATTTAAAAAGTATTTTACTAATTATATTAAGCTATCCAAAGCGTACACTGATAAAAAAGAACTGGCTAACTACAACATGCCTTATTTAAATAAACTAGCAGATGAATTAGAATTTAATTTAGATAGTTTTGAAGACTACTTACAAGTTCAAAAGGTAAATTATAAACGAGTAGATCTTGTCATGAAAATTCAAGATATATTAAAAGCTAGAAAAAAACACGGAACACACCAAAATAAATCTTTAGTTTCTTGGGTAATAGAAGAGCCAGATATTGACAATGAAGATATAATTTTTGAAGGTAAAGCAATAGACAACAATAAGGAACTAACAAATGAATTCGAAAAAGATAGAGCCTAGATTTATAGCTGGGCCTCCAGGTACAGGTAAAACCCACGAATATATAGTGGACCTTTATCAAAAGGAGCTACTACCTAAATATCATCCTGATAAGATAATTATATTATCTCACACTAATGTAGCGGCTAATGAAATTAGAGCTGCAATTTTAAAAATACCAGAAATGAAAGAAAGAGGCTTTACAGATAAAAGTATGAAATATAAAATTTCTACTATTCATAGTTACTGTAAGAAAAAACATTTAAAAAAAGAAATATTTGAATACGAGGATCATAAAAATTTAATTTTACAAAATAGATTATTTGCAAAAGATTCTTCGGGAGATGTAGATAAGCATGCTTTATATAAATTTAGATCAGATGCAGCTGGAAGAGGTCTAACTTTAGATGAGTATTGGAGAGTTTGTGATCAAACAAATTACGCTCCTTATTCTCTTCCAATGATTAAAGAATTACTTCCAATTTATGAAGAATATAAAGAAAATTCAATTCCAAAAAGATGTGATTTTACTGATATGGTTGAAAAGTTTTTACATCCAGATGTAAAGTGTCCAGATGTAGATGCAATTATTATAGATGAATGTCAGGATAGTAATGTACCTCAAAGAAAAGCTCTTGATAAGATGGCAACCAATGTAAAAGAAGGACATTATTATTTGGTTGGAGATGCTGATCAAACTTTATTTGAGTATGCAGGATCAGACGCAGATTATTTTCATAAATTAGCAGCAAACCCCTACCACGAATTAGAAGAAGGTAAAAGATGTAGCGAAGCTATAAATACTCTTTGTAAGAAGATCATAAAACCTATTTGGGACCATTATGGGTCTCATAGGGTGTGGACACCAGCTACATACACTGAGAAGCATAATATGGGGCATATAGGGGAAGTTATTAAAGGAAACAGTTATTATTTAGCTAATCTACAGGGTTCGAGTCATTTAGATATTTTATTAGATAAAATACGTAATACCGATCAAACATTTTTATTTACCTTTAGAGGAACACCAGGAGATACACGTTGTAGAAAATTCTTTGATTATCATGGTTTAGAATATGCCCATGTTAGTAACACAGCACACGTATCTAAAAAAGAAATAAGAGCTCACCATGTATGGCCAGAATTTTTAAAAGGTAAACCGGTCAGTCTTACACAAGTAAAAAACTTTTGGGATTATATGGGGAGTAAAGTTATTGTTCGAGGAAAAAAAGATCCTAAAGTTTTTGAGGGATGGTTAAAACAAGATTACACAATTGATATTTTAATTAGTAAAGGTCTTTTAAAAGCTGAGTGTAAACAATACACAGATTTTGATTTAGTTAGAGTTCCATCTAAAACAACTAAAGAAAATTTACTTTATATTAAAAAAATAATAGCCAAAGGTTTTGACTACGATAAAAAAATTCAAATTAAATATGGTAATATACACCAGGTAAAAGGTTTAACATTTGATAACGTTATTGTAGACCACACTGTGACGAGACATGAAAAATGGTTTACTCAATTAAGACTAGCCTACACAGCCTACAGTCGAGGAATATTTGATTGTTGGAGTTTACAAACCCAAAGAAAACTAACATTAGGAAGGAAGAATGAAAATCAAAGCATCAGATAGACAAGTAGGAGGAACACATTATAAAGATATGCTGGTTCAACCAGCAGAATTTATTAATAAAAATAAATTACTTTTTGCAGAAGGAAATGCAATTAAATATATTTGTCGACATAAAGCAAAAGGAGAGTTAAAAGATATAGAGAAAGCTATTCACTACTTAGAAATGATAATAGAAAGGGATTATAAATAATGTGTGAAGTTCCACAACTCAGTGAGTTAAATTTAGAAGGTATAGATACTGTTGCAATTGACTTAGAGACTTACGATCCAAATTTAAAAACAAAAGGATTGGGTGCTGTAAGAAAAGATGGTTTTGTTACCGGTATAGCTATAGCTACCAAGAATCAAACTTTCTATTTCCCTATTGCTCATCATATGACTGATAATTTAAATACCAAGGAAACATGGGCTTATTTGAATAAAAAAATATTTCAAAACAAAGACATACGTAAGGTATTTCATAATGCTATGTATGATGTCTGTTGGATTAGATCAGCAACTGGAGACATGCTCCAAGGTGAATTGTTAGATACCATGATTGCAGCATCAGTTATTGATGAAACAAGAATGAGATATTCTTTAGATTCTATAAGTAAAGATTATTTAAAAGAATCTAAATACAAATATGATTTAGCTGAAAAAGTTTTAGAGTGGTCTAATGGAATGATAAAAGATCCCATGTCTAATATGCACAAACTACCTCATCATTTAGTAAAAGATTATGCAGAGCAAGATGTTAACTTAACATTAAAACTGTGGGAGCTATTTGAAAAAAAATTAGACGCAGTATTATACACAAAAACTAAAGCAGATGGAAGTAAAGAATTTAAAACATGCAGAAAGATATTTGAATTAGAAACTAAATTATTTCCATGTTTGGTTGACATGAAGTTTAAAGGCGTTAGGATAGATGTCGAAAAAGCTAAGGTACTTGGAAAACTTTTAGAAAAACGTAGAGATAATTTATTAAAGATTATTAAAAAACATACTGATGTTAGTATAGATATATGGGCCGCTTCTTCTATTAAAGCTTTGTTAGAGCATGAGAAAATTACAGATTACGAAAAAACAAAAGATCGTAAGAAAAAATTAAAAGGTAAAGATGGTAAAAATATTCTTGATGACAAGGGTGAACCTAAAACAGAATTAGTTCCATCAACAACTCCTAAGCTTCCTAAAGATTATTTAAAAACACATAAGAATCGTTTCTTAAGAATGATTGTAAAAGCTAGAGAATGTGACAAAGCTAAAAATACTTTTGTTGAAGGCTTACTAGGTTTTGTCCATGAAGGCAGAATACATGCAGACATCAATCAAATTAGATCCGACCAAGGTGGAACAGTTACGGGAAGATTCTCTATGTCTAATCCTAACTTACAACAAATTCCATCTAAAGGAATTATTGGTAAAAAGATGAGAGAACTTTTTATACCTGATGAAGGTTGTACGTGGGGTTCATTCGATTATAGTCAACAAGAACCACGGATAGTGGTCCATTACGCCTTAACCATCTACCCTTATAAAGATCCTGATGTTGAAATGCCTAATAATTTAAGGGAAAGTTTAGAACGGATTGAAGAATCTTATAAGACATCAGATGTAGACTTTCACCAAGTTGTAGCAGACATGGCTCAAATACCGCGGACCACGGCCAAAACAATTAACCTAGGACTGTTTTATGGTATGGGTAAAATAAAATTAGCTAGTGAATTAAATTTGACTAAA